GCCGAAGTTCTTGATTGACGTTCGCCGCAAATCTTGCTATAATGCAAGCCTGTAAGAACGCTTCTCTGCGCAGATCCTGTCAAGGACTGGTGGTTAGAGCGCAAGTTGGTTTTATGGGCGCGTAGCTTCGCAGATCCTGTCAAGGACTGGTGGTTAGAGCGCAGGTAAGTTTTTTTGGGCGCGTAGCTCAGTTGGTTAGAGCGCACGGTTCACATCCGTGAGGTCGTGAGTTCGAGTCTCTCCGCGCCCACCTCAGTTCCCACGGATGGGTGGAAGCGACTATCCGTGGGGACAAAGGCACCCAAAAAGCCCAAATCCCCCACAACCTCCGTGCACACGGATCGTAAAGGCAGGTGATAAAAAAAAGCCCGATAAATGTTATCGGAACTGGTCTTTTTATTATCGGAACCGCTTTTACAGAACCGGAGGCCTTACGGATGAATAACCACAAGCTGACCCTTTCCCAGATCGTTGAAGGCTACAATTTGGCTGCCCAGGCCCGGGCCCTATCGCCCCACACCATCAGGGACTACAACACCACCTTCAATAAATTCAAAAAATATCTTGGATCAGACCCCATATTTTCAACCATCACTAAAACACAGCTCCGCCAGTTTTTAGCCGCCCAGACGAACCTGTCGAACAAGACCCTGCTCAACTATCACACCGGCCTGTCAGCCCTCTACACCTGGGCTGCAGCTGAAGGATACACACCTGAGCACCTCATGCAGGGCATCACCCGCCCCAAGCCCGAGCAGCGCACCATCCAGCCGATCCCCCTGGAGCACATCCGCGCCATGCTCTCAGTCCTGGGCCAGTCTAAAACCTACACCCGGCCGGGTAAACGCGCCTGCAACCACAGCACCCCCTGCGCCAGCCGCAACCGGGCCATTATCCTGACCCTGCTGGACACCGGCATGCGCGCCTCGGAACTGTGCGGCATCCTGATCCACCAGGTCGACCTGGACCAGCGCAAGGTCAAGATCTTCGGCAAAGGCTCCAAAGAGCGGTTATTACCCTTCTCGGCCCGCACCGGCCAGGCCATCTGGCGCTATCTGGCCACGGACCGCAAGGATGATCACCTCGGCCAGCCCCTGTTTGCCACCCAGCGCGGCCAGCCCCTGACCCGCACGCACCTGCGCCATATCCTGGAGCGCATCGCCGCACGGGCAGATCTGCCCCACTACACCCCCCATGATTTCCGCCACACCTTCGCCGTGAATTACCTGCGCAACTACCCCAACATCTACACCCTTCAGGAGATGCTCGGTCACACCACCCTGGATATGGTCAAGCGCTACCTGGCCATCAGCCAGTCCGACCTGGACGATGCCCACCGCCATGCTTCCCCGGTCGAGAAGTGGGGATTGTAAAATTAGAACATACATCGAACATAAGATTAGAGTTTAGTAACAATCTCTTATGTCTCTTGATTTTTGTATAGCATTATGCTATACTGTATATAGATCAAACACAGACAAACAGGAGATGCGAAATGATGAAAAACAAGAAGGGTCACGCAATAGCAGGTGAGATTTGTTGCGAATGTGGCGGATACTTTAGAGACGGAGAAACAATAACCGAAATTTGGAGCACGCTTTTTGGTCTTGTTGGTAAAAAACACCGGAATTCTAAAACTTGCGAAAAGAACCTGAGAAACAGGGTTGTGCAAAAATAATCAAATATGCCCCGCCGGTGGCCTTGTAACCGGCAGAAAGAAGAATGTGATGACCAAGAAATATGAACGGCGCTATTATGATGAGGACAACTGGGAACATATCCCAGAAGATGAGGTTCTCAATAAACTCAAAGAAAATTATATAGATATCAGTTTGGTTGTTGAGGAGCTGGAGAGCGGTGAAACCATGATGCTGTCACCGTTTTCGGAAATTCGGCTCAAGCAATAGATAGGTGCCCCGCCGGTGGCTTTGTAACCGGCAGGAGGTATCCCATGACGACAGATAAAACATCGGTAGCATATAGGCTCAGTGCCCAGGCACTCGACAACCTGGAGACAATCACCCGGGCAACCGGATCAACCAAAACCGCCGCAGTCGAGATGGCCCTCGCTCTGCTGGCAGAAAAATTCAAAGGAGAAAATGAAATGATGAGGAACCGCAATATTTTGATTAGTCGTTTTATGAGTCTGTACGTTGGCGACATGGAGGAACTTGATACGATGTCTCTCGATGCCCTCGAGAGCATGATAGATGAGCTTGAGCAGGCCCAGGCAGCTGGCGACCTCAACCTCGAGACAGATGCCGGAGTTGCCAAGCTACAGGAGATCGTGGAGCGGTATACGACCAGCAAGTCCATCGATGATCTCATGGATGAGTTTGGCAGCAACGTCTACGCTATTGAGGATCGTGGCAGTGGATCGGCAAACGATCCAAATGTGCTGCTGCTATACGATGAGGACGCCAAGCTCGCCGTAGGCGAGCTTGAGCTGACCTTTGATGGCCATCGCTGGATCAGCACCTGGCAAAACCCCAACACCCGTGGAGAGTATGATTATCGGATTATTTTCCCGTTATAAACAGACAAATTATAAATAATACTTGCCTTGCAGCAGAACACCGCCTTTTTGGGCGGTGTTCGTGTTCTGTTCCCATGGGTCACTCCGTTGCTCTTACGGCATCCGCTTCCAGGATAAAATCTCCGATCTTGTTTTCCGCCACCGTGCCGTCCTCCGCTATCGACTGGATGCCGAACTTCCAGCGGCCTGCAGGCAGACGGGCGCTGATCTCTGCAGCCGCGCCCACCGTCAGGCTCGTATCCGCATAGGATAACGACGCCCCTGATGGATCCTGGGCCGCCCTGCCCATCACCCGCACCAATTTGGACTGGCTGTCAATGAGCAGGAGCGCCTGGTCATCGCTGTCCTCCAGGCTGCGCTTGATGGCAAATTGCTGCCTGTGCGCATGCAGCGTCAACCCCGGCACCTCAAACGACCACGTATTCCCCCGCACCTGCGTGATGCTGGAGCCGGTCACCGCTGCCACCACCTCCGTCGCCGACTGCGTTAAGGTTCGGGCAGCATATTCCCACACCTCCTGCGCCGTAATCTTGCCCTCATTAACGGCATCAATAGCCGCTTTGATGGCAACCAGGTTTTCATCCGTCCAGCCAGCACCCTTAATGGTGTCCAAAATATCCGGTAAGGTTGTGCCCGTATCCGTCAGGATGTCCGCCAGTTTTGTGCTGTTATTATCCATTTCCTCTCGGATTTCAACCGCCGATGTGCCGCCCGTCAAAGCGTTTGCATCAACCTGATTGGCAATCGTAAAGTTGAATTGGTCGGTAACCGCCTTGATTGCATCAACCACCCCGTCAACCGTTGCGAGATTGGCTAACACAGTGGTCAAATCCACATTCCTAATTTCTGCATCATACATACTGAACACATTACCCGACGCGTTCTTGCCCTGAAAGCGGATAACCAATGTTTCAACTTTTTCCCCATCGTTGGAGTAGGTGTAAGTATCATTCTCCCACGTGTCTACGCTATCGGTCATCGTGAAGGTGTATATAGGCGTTCCTCCCGCAAATGGGTCAGTGTCACGTTTTAAGAATATCTGGCAGCGCGGCAGATAGCTCATGCTCGCTGACTTGCGCAACCATAAATCAAAATTGACCAACTGCCCCGCTCCAACCGTGATTTCCTTTTGCCAATAGCCTTCGTTATCGGCATCTCCCAACACGGTTTGATATGATTCGTCATAGCCCATTGGGTAGACGCTTGACTGTAACGTTGTCACACCGCCCTTTGTCCACGCTTTATATGCGCCCTGCACCTGTCCGTCATCAACAGATTCAGAATAAAATCTGACATTTCGCGAAGCATAGCCGCTGTTCTGTGTACTACCTCCAAACAGGGTGTTATAAGCCGTGACTATACTATTTATAATATCTGTTGCACCGTTTGTAAATTGCGAATTATAAATCAAAGCATGTGGAACATTTTCTAAACTCCAGTAAGAATTATTCACTATACAAGTATCTAAAATACAGGCTCCGATGCTAACAAAGCGGCTATTTCCATCACCCTCAAGATTGGAAGCCACCAGATTCGGGCAGTTTTGAAAGGCGTATGTGCAGCCAGATATTGTCCCGCCGGACACCACCGAGTCAGCACAGTTAATCGTTCCATAGGTTGACCCGCTCAATACCCCGCCCGACATATTAATCGTGCAATTGTTTATGTTTCTGGAGTTGCCGGATATTACACCTCCGCTTATGACGAAGTTTCCATCCGACAATCCGTAATTTGAGGCCGTGATTGTGCCGCCAGATATTGTCCCATACCCCAAAGCAATGCATGAACCTCCGTTGCTGGCATATTCGCCACCAGCAATTGTTAGCTTGCTCTTAGCGAAATCAAGTAGAACGACATGGGCAGTAGATGTGAATATCCTCACATTTCGTGAAACAAGATGTACAAGAGAGTTTTTAAGCTTAGAATTGGTCAGTCCTGCTGTTATGGTAATTTCGGTAGCCGATATTCCGCCAACAGCGATTGTACGCTCTTCTGACTGCGGCCCCTGATTCACATTATCGATTCTTATTGTATCTCCATCAGCCCAGATGTCACCCGTAACATCGGTGTCAACGCTCAACACCGTTTGCCCCGCACTCTCAGCCGCCGACAGTTTGATTGTAGTGTATGTTGGTTCCGCATCATACACGGTCATGGTCAAGCCGCCAGACCCATTAATTAAAGTTGTCCCACCACCAGTAACGGTATGTTTCGTGCCAGTTGGTATCTCATCTCCGTCCGTGCCACAGTCGAATGTACCCGCCCCCGAAATACCCGTACCCGACTTTAACTTCATGTAGTATGTGCCAGCAGTTCGGGTGAGTTTCAACGTGCCGGTGATGGTGATGCCAGCGATGCCGTTGGCAAACCCGCTCTGGTCTACATCGAACTCAACGATGTGACCTGCCGCGATTACAGCGTTGTCGTTATCCGCTGGTACACCGCTGTCCCAGGTTCCGGCCGCACTCCACAATCCGCTTCCTACACTCGTTATCGTTGCCATATCACACCATCTCTTTTATTAGTTTCGCCAGTTGGTCGCGTCTTGCCCGCAATTCAGCCCGCTCCAATATTTGCGGTTCGTCTTGGTATGCTTGCCACATATCTGCAATCAAGGCTTTTACACGGTCTTTATGTTCTTTTGTTGCCCCTTGATAATTGTTCACCAGCCACACCAGCGATTGCATATCCTGTTCCATCTGTGACGGGTCAGGATGGGTCGCCAACTGTGCATCAATCGCCTTCAATGTGGCTTGCGCTTGTGGTTTATTGTAGGTTTCCAGTATCTGTTCTTTTTCGGTGTCCACCAGTACCCACCATTGGGTATTGCCTAATCTAAAAAGTGCCTCTGTCATCTTATCCTCCGAATACTTCTTTTTCTAGCCTGGTTAGCCGCTCCTCAACGGTGAGGGGTTCAGGCTCTACCGGGTCGGTCAGTCTCTGCATGTAGTTACTGCTGACCCACTCGCCCTCCCCGATTTGCCACCAGATACCGCTCTGAGCATACACCAGTCGCTTCTGCCCCGCTTCAAGATAACCCACGATGTTGCCGCCGGTCTGGTCATACACGGGTTGACTGCGGATAGTCAGGGCGTACCGGGCTACGCACACCGCCCAGAACAAACCTGGCGGTTCGGGTTCTGGCTCTATCGGTTCGACCTCCACATCCCAGCGCGCATCGATGATGGCCTGCCCCAGCGCCGGTTGCAAGTTGAAGGCCTCGTAATACTCCCACCAGTTACACCCGGTCAGCCCGTGCTTTTTGACTTCATCCACAAACACCTTCTGGTCAGCAGGGATGGCCGACCAACCGTGTTCTTTGAACGCCGCCCCCGTTGGGATAATAGGTTTTTGCGGAAAGGCCTCATACTCTTTGATGGTGCGTGACAACTGCGCGGGCACCGTGCCGTTGGCCATCATCCAGTACACCTGCGGCATGTTGACATCACAGTAAGTGAGAAAAGTCTGGAATGGGAAGGCCCGATGCAGGCTGGGATACCGATAGGTTGACAAGGCCAGCATCATGTCGGGCAGTTTTGACCTGAGCGCATCACAATACAACCGTGCCGCCTGTGCTGGGTTAGACAAGGCTTTATAAGCACCCTCGGCATTAATAACAAACCCGTCATAAGGGTACTTTTTCAGTTCGACAATTGCCCGCTCTGCCTCTGCAACCGGGTAAGCCCCATATACGAAATGAAACGGGATCACCTTAATCCCCGCCCGGTGACACAACTCCACCAGGTTGCGCAAATAAGGCTCGTTGCGGGTGTAGGCGTAATTCCCATCAGCGATCTTGGGGATAACGTGGGTCATCCCCGCCCGTTTCAACGTGTCCACCGTCACGCCCATATCGCCGTTGTCGCAGCGTGGCAGTTGCCAGATGTAAATTCCTTTTCCTTGTATCATCCTAACTCACCTTTCCCAAGTAGGTCATGCCAAACTCCGGAGAATATTTCGCCGTGTAGGTCACCGAAAGCGTTGTGGTGCTGTTCTGAAAGAACTGCAACTCCACATAATCATTGACCGCCAGCACATACTCGGTGTAGATCGACAGCGAGGTTACATCGTCCACGTCGGTCACGGCGGGTACGCGCTGATGCGCAATTACATCTGTACCATTAAGCTGGATCGAGATGATGCGACTGCCGATGGCGTTGGCCTCAAAGCGGACGTTTCCGTAAATGCCGTGAAGTCCCGCCGTCTTGCAGGTCAGCCGTCCGGTATTGCTCACCGTGCTGTGGATTTCGCCGGTGTCCCAACGCTCAGAATTAAATGTGAGCACAGTTGTCGTGTTTTTGGGGACGCTGATATTCGCATTGTTGTATACCCGCGCTGAGGGGATGATTAAGGGGGACGCCTCCACGAGTGCCAGCAAATTGTCCCTCACGTAGGTGTTCATCTCGGACGCGGTCAGCACCTCAAGTGCCACAAATGTTTTTGGTGGTGTCCATACCATAATAAGCCTCCTAATAGCCTAATTTATTTTCATCAAGCACGCCTTGCGTGGCGCTGTCCAGCACAAACGTATCCTCTCCGATGTCTTGCAGCATCGGGTAGAGTTTGATGTGGGTAATCAGCTCTTGCAGGCTGCTCCCACTCCGGTGGCTGATCTTGTGGACAAAAAAGGTCATATCAATCTCAAAGGTGTCCAGCAACAGCCTCAGCCGCTCCTCAAGGTCGATTGCGCAGGCAACCGCCGGGCGGTTGTAAATCAAAATCTCCGGGTATTGCTTGGCGTCGCTCAGAAAAGCCAGTAACACCTGCGCAAAACTCACCGCCGTGTTGATGTTGGTCAGCCATTCGTAGTCCATCACAAAGACGGCGGGCAACCCGGTGATAGGATCATCCTGCTCGCGGACGCGGATTTTATCCGGGCTGTAGATCGGCTGGCCCTTGATGATCAACTCGGTCAAAATCTGGCTGGACCCGCTCTCGTTGACGATGTCCAGCTTGGCGTCCCGGCTGAAGGCGGTCAGCGTCACATCCAGGTCAGCAGATGGCTGATAGCTATGGATGTATACCCCCGTGGCTGGCACGCGCTGATCATCATAGGTATACTCGCCCCATAGGGTCAGCGTATCCCCATCGCTGATTGTGGGCGTGTCTCGCAAGGTCCACAGGGTGCAGTCGGCTGCTCCCAGGATGCGCGGGTAGGTGTACACATCCACCACCGAGCGGGTGTAATCCCAGGGCATCGGGATAAATATATCTTTGCCGATCTGGTCTTCGGTCAGGTTGTGCCTGACCTCCTCGCTGTTATGGCGGTTGCGGAAGCGGGCCGTGCCGTCCGCCGATACACAGAACCGGCCCAGGTCACTATTAGCCAACTTGTGTATCTCGGTCAGTCCGCTGGCCCCGGATGTCCAGTAATAGGCCAGCGCATCGACGCCAGGGTCAATGTCGCGTTCAAAGAGGTAGCCCATGTCATCCAGCACCGCGCTGATCGCATCCCCGGCGTCCGATACCGCCCGCAGGGGGATATCGGGCGGGCGGGCGGCCATCCAGCCCGCGCCATCCTCGATGATCATGGTAGTCTCCTGCCGATAGCCCACGGGCCGCAGGTCGGCCAGGTAGCCGGTCATCAGGTTATAATAAGTGCCGTTGTAGTACACCGCGAAATTCACCCGCCTGCCCGGTTTAATCAGGCCGTGGCCTTTGCCGGTAAAAGTCACTGTCGGCATGGGCGGTAGTGGCGCACCGAACGCCTCCCACGTTTGCGCCAGGTCAGGGGTGTAGACATCATCAAAAGACCTGTAACTGCCGCTTGACCCGATCAAAAACCAAAACGGTTGTGCGCCGCCCACATCCCAGTACAACCAACCGGAGGCCGGATCGCTGCGGTAATAATTGGGTTTGCCGTTGGTGATATCGACAAAGTCATATATGCCATCCGCACCGCCGCCCGAACCGCTCACTTCCATCTGCTCCTTGTGGTATAGCGGCGAGTGCTTATTCCAGGGGTCATAGCGCCCATCGAAGTTATCCAGGGTCAGGATCGCCCGCCCGATGTTCGGCGGCTGGAAGCCGCTGCCCGGAGACCCAATCGTGCGCTCCTTGCCCCGATCAAGCACAAACTTTGTGACCCGCCCAGCCTCATCCTGCCAGCTATCCACGGTACCCGTGCCCTCCCAGTCCACATACAGGTAGTAATAGAGCCGGTCTGTCACGGGGTCGGCTGGTAGCTCAATATAATCGATGATCAGCGCGGGGTGGTAGGTCTGTAAGATGCTCTCGGCCGACAAGATTGTGACCATGTCGTGTGTCGCAGGGTCTCCAGCGTAATCCAGGTGTGTGCGCAGGCTGTAATAGGTATATCCCTCTGGGTCGATCCACTCGATGTTCAACGGGTCGCTGTACCGAATCAACCCCCCAGGGGGCCTGCTGACCAGGCTGCCCTCAAAGGTGTGGAAGTTGACATAATCCGCCCCGGCCAGGCAGTCGTCATAGGCCGTCTCCCGGTCAATTGCTTCGGACAAGTCCAGCGCGCCCCAATCCTGCTCAACCACATGGACGGTGAGGGGTGTTGTGGTCGCCCATTCGCTGGCCACCAGGCGCAGCCGGGCGGCGGTGATGATCGAGTTTGCCGGGATGATAGATGTATCGAACTTCAAAAAGCCGCGGTTGACAAGATAGTTGTTCGGCCCCCCTGCGCTTATGATGGCATGACCGACATAGATATATTCGCCCGTATCAATGTGGGCAGCGCTTGTCGACCGGGCCGTGCTGGGGTCGGTGCTGGAGCCCTGGATAAAGCCGTCATCGGTTGAGCCGTAAACAATCAGGCTTTTCATGTGCGGCCCGCCCTGTCCAGCGCATCGTAGATATACGGGGCCAACTCGCGCTCCACAAAGGCCCGGTCCGCCATGTTGATCGGCGTGTTAATGGTGACATAAATATTCCCCCCACCCCCGCCGCTTATCCCCGCCAGCTGCCCGGGGGTCATTACCTGGCCCTGCTCCTGGGGCACTAAATATTCTGGTCCAAACTCCTGCCAGCGGTAGACCCGGCCTGGATACACCGGTCCACCCCGGGCGCGGGCAAACACCGATCCCCCGTCACCCACCACGCCTGCTCCCGCACCGGCACCCACGTTGCCCGCCCCTCGCCAGGTGCCGCCCTGGGCCTCGTACCAGGTCTGGATCACATCAACCCTCACCTGGCTGGGCAGGCCGTGCAGCAGGTCTGAGATGTTCTGCACCTGGCTGCCCCACTCGCCGAACATCTCAAGCAGGGGTGAGAGGGCGTCCGGGTAATCCTGTGCGATCCCGTGTGCGGTTTCCAGGGCTGCATTGTAACGCTCGGCGCTCAACGCGTTGTCTGTCCACAGGCTGGTCAGTCGCAGGTTGACCTCCTCCAGCATCAGGTCGGCGGCGGTCTTATCCTCGGTTGCCCCTGTAAGTTCCTCCATTAAGCGGGCCTGTTCTTCGGCCTCAACTCCCAACTCTTCAAGTGCTTTCCGAGCGACGTCGGTCGCGCCGCCATAGTCCTTCGCCCGGGCCTCGGCCCGGGCCAGGGCGCGCTCGTGCTCATCAATCGCATCCGTGGCGTCTTCGGTCACCTCTTTAGTCTTGATCTGAACCGGTATCCACTCGCCGTCCACGAACTCATAGTATTCGCTCAGATCCTCAGTGACCGTTTTGATGGATACGCCCATTTTCAGCATGGCATACTCTATTGGCCCCATGATGTTGTATGCTTCGTTCGCCTCGCCCGTATAGACGTGCCAGGCTTTGCCGTTTTCGTCTATGATCCAGCCCTGTTCCTTTGCGGCCTTTACCGAGCGCCTGACATACTCCTCGTAGGTTTCTGATGTGTTGAGTATCTCAGAGTTCAGGGCGTCAAATTCATTTTTTTGGTTTATGGCCACAACCGTCACCGCAGCCATGGCCGCGGCCAATAGACCTAATGGGCCAAGAGCTGCCTTAGAAGCCACCCCAAGCGCACTCATAGACGTGGCAAGTTTGCCCGTCCAGATCACCGCCTGCCCGCCCACCAAGAGCAGCGGTCCCATCACGGCGGTCAGCCCCGTTACCTGTCCAATTGTTTTGGCGGTTGCCGGGTCAAGGTTTTTCAACCGCTCGGTAATATTGGCCAATACGCCAGCGGCACCACTAGCGGCATCACCCCAGCTTTCGAGAACGGGCGCGAGCGAACCGCCCTCCTCAATCATTTCAGGGATCGCCTTCAGCAACTCGCCCACCGCGAACACGCCCTCGTTCAGGGCCGGGGTGAAGTACTGGCCCGCAGCCACAGAAATATCGTCAATGTACCGCTTGAACGAACCCATCTGCTTGAAGCTATCCCCCATCGCAGCCTCATACGTCCCGGCGATGGTCGTGCCGTATTCCATGACCGCATTCACCCGCGCCTGCACCCGTTCCGTTTCGCTCAGCTCGTCAACGTTCTTCCCCAGCTGGTCGGCCATCGCCTCGTAAGCAGACGTCAGGTCAACATTCATCTTCAGCGAGCGGAACATCTGGGAATTGCCGGTGATCAGCGCGTCTGTCAGGCGCTCCATCGTGGCGGTGCTGTTCTCGCCTGCGATCACCGCCTGGTTTTGGGCTACACGCGCCAGGCCAGCCGCATCAGCCGCGTTTAGTTGGGCGGTCACAAACTTGGCAATGATTTCGCGGCTGGCAGCGGCCTCGATGCCCTGTTTGCGCACCGCCTCCGCGTGCCCCATGATCTCGTCTTCAGCGTAGCCCGCCGTTTTGCCCAGTTGTTTGACCACCAGGTCAAGCGTATCGACCTCGGCGGCTGCCATGGTGCTTTTGGTGATCAAGCCCGCCAGCGGCGTGGTCACACCGGCTGTGATCGCCAGACCGGCTTTGCGCATACCCTTGCCGATCTGTTCAGCCCCCTTGCTCAGCTTGCCCAGATCGCCCGCGGCCTTTTTAAGCTCAGGTGAGGCCTGGTTGCTCGCCTTGATCAGGATCTCAATGATGTTCGCCATTAAAATACCACCTTCCCCTGGTGCAGCCATCGGTACAGGCGCCTTTCAGCGTCCGTCAGCTTCGAAAAGTCCTTCTGTTTCATCTCTCGCCACTTCTTCACCAGTCGGTACACATCCTCGCAAATCACTGCCCGGTCCATCAAGGCCGCATCCTGGTCCAGGTAACCGCCTGCATCCGGCAGGCACCCAAACCGCTGGCATTTCCACCAGATCTCCAGCTCAGGCGGCGGAGGCCCCTTACCGGCCGCACAATCCGCCGCCTGCTGGATCAGTTTTTTTCCAGCGTGTCCAGCCGCTCCATGTGGTTGCGGACGATGTTACACACCTCCATCACCACCTCGGCCACGCGCTGGTCCTCCACCTGCTCCAGCGGCGTATCCAACTGGAAAAATTCGCATTGCCACTCGCTGATCAGCCCGAGCTCCACGATCGCAGCCCACAGATCCAAAAACATGGTCATGCTGTGCTTGATCGCCACCGAGAACACGCCCCAGAACTGCAGGCTCTGCCGCACCGTTATCCTTTTGGGCAGCTTGAAGGTGATGTTGAAACGCTCGATAGTGTAGGTCATAATGTCGCCACCTCGTTCACCAGGAGCATCTCGAAGAACTTGGCTGCGGTGGCGTTGTAGCGCACCCGGAACTCGCCCGTGCAGATGTCGTCGCCGTCATCCTCGCCCAGGGGTTGGAAGTTGGCCCATTTCCCGGCCGCATCGATCCGCAACAGCTTGGTGGTGTACGTTCCAGAGGTCCCCAGGTCAGTGCCTGCCAAGTCAATCCTGAGCAGCCTGGGCACGCCAGTGCGGAAATTCTCGCGTTCCGCAGCCGCCACGGCCGCTGTGTGCTCAAACTCCACGTTCAGCACGATCTCCGGCTGGCGCAGTTTGAACATGCTGTAAGACAGGCTGCCGTCGCCCGTGTACACCGGCGCAAGCCCGGTGTCCACTGTCAACCCCATCGATTTGAACACGCCCACTATGGGGGTCGTCCCGATGGTGCCGCCGACACTGTCGATGTAGAGCTTGGCGTTCAAAAACAGGATCTCTTCCACAGTTGGGATGGTGGCGGTCTCAAACCCATCCAGGTCCTGGGCTACTTCCTGGGTTTCCCAGGTCGCATCCAGCATCAGCGCCTCGCCGCGGTTGGCTGCCAGGCCGAAGTTCTTCACGAAAGCACCACCAGCCGCATCAACAGCGACATTATCCCCCGCCTTGATGTGGTAGGTCTGGTAATCGTCCGCGTTCTTGAGCTGCGCAGCCGTCAACGGCATGGTGTAGGTGCGCACATAGCCGCTTCCTGCCCCATCCTGCGCGGGGGTGGCGCTGCCCAGGGCGGCATCCAGCAGATGGCCGATCTGTTCAAAGGTGGCCGCATGGCTGGGCATGCTCAGCTCACCGCGGAGCTGCGGGAAGTACTGCCGGTCCACGCCGCCAAAAATACCGATATCCTCGTCTGCGAACACGCTCACCCGCTGGTCATCCAGCAAGGCGGGGCCGCGCCACACAAACCAGGTTGCGCCCGGCATGCCGATGGCCGTCTCCCGGCTCATCTGGACCTGCCGCAGCGACTTAATCCCATAATCTACTGCCGTCATAATTCGTTCTCCTTGGTCTCGTTCTTGTCAACGTCATCCCCTGATGCCACCGCTTCGTCCACCCTCTCTGGAGGGATCGAAGGGAGTTCAGGGGTTTGAGTGCTTTCAGCTTGCTCATACAGCCCGCTGGCCGTCAGCACGGCAGGGTCCACGCATAGCGCATTGACCTCATCCTGCGTCAGATCCCGCGGGGGCACGCCAGCCAGCCAATCATGACCATTGCCGACATATTTCAGCTTCACCGGTGCCTTCCTGTTATTTTTTTTGTCCGATTTCATCAAATCTCTCAACCTTTCTCTGTCAGATCGCCGCTCAGCGCTGCCCTTTGCCTTTTCGGCTTTGCGCTTTCAGCTGTTCACGCGCTCACCACCAGGTTTTCCACTTCCTTGACCACACAGTAAAAATTCACACCCACGAACATCCGGTCTCCGTACATCAAAGTTGCCGGACCTTCATAAAAATTCCCGTTCGGGTCAGGGAGAATATGCGTCACCGTCCCCTCCAGCTGGATATGCTGGGCCAGTTTATTGCGCACCGCTTCGATGAGCGGCACCGCCTGACCCGCACCCTCGGGCAGCAGGACCCCGGTCAGGATCAGGCTCAGCTGCACTCTGTGAAAGGCCACCGCCGGAGAGCTCATCCCGTAGGTCTGGGTGCCGCTCACCGGGAACCAGATCAACGTCGGGCTGACCATCACCTGCCCAGGCAGATCATCATAGGCCCGCACCTCCACGATCCCCTCGATCGTGGATAAAACCTCCGTTAGCGCCACTTTCCAGTCACCGATCGCCATCACACCAACTCCAATTTCTCCAGGATCCGCGCCACCGCCTGCTCAAATTCAGACTTGATCTTCGGCTTGGCTTCTTCCAGGGCTGGCCGCATATAAGGCTGGGGCCTCAGCCCTCCCCGTGAGATCGCCCTGGCGATCAGGAACGTGGCCACCTGCGCTTCACTCCCCCTCAGCCCCAGCTTGCGCACTACCCAGTAATGCAGGTTAGCCATGTTCGGCCAGTGCGGGTCTGCGCCTTCCTCCACCACCCGCGCATAGGGCTGGTACGCGCCTACGATCCCCTGCACCTGGTTGACCAGGGCCCCGCTGGTCACTTTGGTTGTGATGCTCGCCCGCAGGTGCCCCAGGTTAACCGGCGCCTTCGCCCTGGCCAGCTTCCCGACCGTCTCGACTGCCACGCCCATTGCCCGGCGGATCTCCACCACAGCCACCTCGTCAAACTGCGCAAACTTCTCCCGCAGCTCATCCAGCCCGTCTACCCGGATCTCAACATCCATCAACGGTACCCTTTCATCCCACCCCGGTCCTGATATAGCGGCTCATTTTTTCCTCCGCTTCGGGGTCCCACCTGCCGACCCACAGCATATGGCCGCCGACCTCCAGGCCGCCGCGTGTGTCAACATATCCCTGCTGGGCCCGGGCCAGGTCGCGCACCGCGCTGATCATCGCTGCCTGGCTGATGTCAAACGGTGGCCGCCACAGGTAGATCTCTTCGTTCTCGGCATGTGCCTCAGCTTCACTGCCGTTCAGGCCGCGCACCACACCGATCACACCCTCGCCGGTATCCACATCGACCACCAGCATCATCTCATTCTCGACTTTGATCAACCGCCCCATCTGCAGCGCCGTGCCCAGGTGATACTGGTCCCGCTGGTGCACACTGCTCACCGCCAGGGTCGAGACGCTGTCATTGGCTGGTTCAGTCAGGGTGATCCCGCTCGGCTCCCAGCAGTTGACCCGGTCATCCGTGTACCCCCATTCGCCCGTCACCCGCACAGAGCGCTGCCCGCGGCTGAAGCGGGTATACTGGCCGTTCTGGTTCAGGATCACCATATTAATGCTGGCTGGGCTGTCGAAATCCTCAGAAACAGCCGCATAGTAATCTGTCTCATCCAGCAGCGTATAAGTCGCCCCCCGGTTGGCGCTCAGGGCCACAGCCGAGATCGAGATTAGATCCGGCAGCCACAGCACGCCGTTTCCCGGCCCGTTGAAATAGCGGGTTGCCTGCACGGGATAAAAATGCCGCTTGCAGCGCCGGTCGATCGCCCGGCTCACGCTCACGCACCGCCGATAGAGCGGGTCGTCGTATTTCAGCGTGCTGGCCCGGATTAGATCTGGCGCTGCCGCCTTAATCTCATCAGGGGTTACATAGAGGTTCATTTTGTTTCCTTTGGCCCAGCCTTCGGCTTTGTAGCGCTGGGGCCCGGTTTCCTGCGGGTTGCGGTTTTCGCTTGCGGAGCCTCTTCGGTTTTCGGTTCAATCACCTCCACCAGGCCAACCTCTGCGTAATGCGCTGCCCGGTCGGCGTCCCAACCCACCACCACATCGCCTGGGCGGTAATCACGCCCGGTTTTTGCGTCCATGAATGAGGTCACCGCTTTCACCACACTGTCTGATTTCTTTTTCGTCGCCATTTGCCGCACCTTCCATCCGATTAATTGTTCTCTTCCGCTTCCAAATTTCTCACCGTCAACACTTCCATCTGTCCGCCCAGCTCGCCCATCGGGAACCGGAGCGATTCGCCCTTGCGGATCACCTGCACAGGCAGCCTGCCGTTCACCGGGTCAGGCAGGGCCTCTACCCGGTACAGATCTTCCTCGTCCGGATCCGGCCAGATCACCTGCGGCCAGGGCTGGTAGGTCTGATGGCCGCATACCACGCCCAGGTCACACCGTTGGGTGAACCCATGCCGCTGTGCGTCCAGCGCCAGTAGCCAGTCGCTGCTCACGATTGTGGGTGAGCCCGGCCACAGAGAGAATTCGATCACCTCCAATACATGTCGTCTGATCAGCGTGCACCCCTGGCCCACGCCAGCTACATCGATCACATGGCCCCAGGCGGCCCGCGCTGCTTCCGGGTCCTTGCTGATGCTCTTACCGGATTGCGCCTTCAACTGGGTGTACGCACTCCACTCCCTGCGGCCATGGCGCCAGACATACAGCCCATAAGCGATATCGGCACCTGTGGCCGCTAGCCGGTCCACGGTGTCCGGGGGGATGATCATGTCGCACTCTACGGTCAGCAGGGCGTCAAAGCCCATCCTCAGCACCAGCTCCCGGGCCACATTGTAGTTGTGGGTCACATTTTCGTAGGGGTACTCATGTGGGTTATCCCAGCCCCTGAACCAGTACTCGATCCCGATCGCCTCAGACTGCAGCCTGAATAACGACTGGACCGTCCGCTTCCACAAGCGGGGCATCGTCGGGCTCATCGGGCAAAACACCAGCACATTTTTAATCTCATTTACCATATCTCATGGCCTTCCATCCTCAAACCGACAAACGGGTTCAAGCTGTACACCCGGCAATCAAACACCTCGCTCAGTTTCTTGCGTACTGCCATCGTCTGCGGGGCGATCTCGCCCAGCCACTTGCGGTAAAATGCTTCACCGTCAATCGGATCGTTGTACCCACTCATCCGGGTCCGTCCATCCAGCGTGCCGCAGTCGTGGCCGCACAGGATGATGTTTGCTGCGCCCATCACGGCAGCCACATGCATCGCGCTCGTGATCGTGCTGTAGCTCACCACGATCTTCCCGCTTCCCGGCTCAATCACACTCAAGTCGATCTCCGTCAATCCATTATCCACATGGTCAAACACAAAATCCGCAGGCGGGTTCAGCCCCAAGCGATGCGATCCGCAGTTGTACCGGCTGGCGATCAGCGGGATCCCGCTCTCTTGAGCTTTGTCAAGCAGTTGGGTCTCTTTGCGCACCAGCCAGTCAGTTGCGAAGCGCACAAATACCTGGTTCACACCGATCGTGATCTTGTTGGCAAAAAACGCCGGATCCACATGATCCATCGTCGGTCCAGCTGCCACGATCCAGATATCCGCACCGCGATATTTTCCAGCCAGCTCATACACGTTTTTCATTATTCTTCACCGCCTGGGCGGCTAAGAGGTCAACCGCCCAGGCCCATAGAGAACATTCAGATCGGATTAACTCACGATCTCATCAACCGTTGAGACATCGAAGTCGCTTGCGGGCATGTAGCGCGGGTCGCCGCCCAGCACGACCACGCCAGCGTCAACCGCATCAACGCTGATCGTCATCACGCCGCGCACATAGCGATAACCCTCGCTCAGCTCGGCCGCCTTCACCACCACGATCGCCTGCTTGTCACCATCCGTCCCGGCCTCGGTCAGCTGGGTGATCGCCTTTCCGGACAGGTCCTGCAAACTCCCGCCGGAGTTGGTCTTTGCTTCCTGCAGTTTGAAATCAACCTTTGCGCCGCTTCCCATCGCGCCGTTCAACAGCACAAACGCCACTTGGTCAAACTGCTTCATGTCGATGTAACCGGTGCCCTGGGTGCCGGTTGCGTAGGCATCAGGATCGATCGCACCGAGTACTGCAATTTTTTCAGTCAATAAACTTGCCATTTTTAACCTCGCTTTGTAATTGATCCATCCCTCCCCCCTGAAGGGGGAGGGGTAGGGAGGGGGTATTAGCTCAGCACCACGAAAGGGCTCACCTGGGTGGACCCATCCGCCAGCGTGATCTTGCTATCCAGCCAGGGCTGTCCGTCGATCGCTTCGACCGCCCGGAACACGGTCTGGTTCGTCCGGAACTTATGCTCACGGCTGATGTCCATCGTCACCGCCTGCCGGTCGCCCCACAGGTACCAGCTGTAATCGATCAAACACACATCGCCAGCTGTGCCCAATGCGGGCAGTTTCTCGGTAAAGATGATCGGCCAACCCAGCAGGGTCGTGGTCGGGCCAGCGGCTGCATTTGGCTGCCAGATGTTGTTCGACGCACCGTCGATCAGCTGGAACAGCTCGGGCATCAAAGTCTGGCTCATCAGCCAGATCGGCGAGCCGGTCATGATTACTTTGGATGCCATTGCCACTGCATCAACGAACTTGAACTTGCTGCCCGTGTTGCGGCTCACGCTGATCGTGGCCGGGGCGTTCAAAATGCCCAGCGGGCGGCCGATGCCGTTGCCGCGCAGCGAGTCGTAATCCTCCTGCCAGGCCAGTGCGCCGCCGAAGCTCCCCGGTCCTGACAAAAACGCCTCCAGCGATACCGCTGAATCGCGCAGCAGCCCATTGGGGATCTCGGTGTACCCAGCCAATTCCTTGGCTTTCAACTCGATCATTTTGAACGAAGGCTCGCTCGCTTCAATGTCGGTGTTCTCCTCGGTGTAGTACGTGCGTACCCCGCCGAAAAACCCGCTCACACCGGCCTCGCCGGTCGAGTAGTCCACCGCGGGGAAAGGCACCGAGCGCGAACCCATCGGCACGATCCGGGCCCGATTGCGCATGAAGCTGGCCTCAGCGCGTGTGGTCAGCAGTTCCTGCCGAGAAACTTCGGGGATCAGGAAGCCGCCATCCACGCCGATCTCGCCAGCCATGGCTTTCGTGACCATCAGCTTTTCCAGCCGCGGGTCGGCGGTATGCTTGGCGTGAAAGTCATTGATTGCCAACACGTACTCCGGGAAGCTCGCAAATCCGGCCGCTTCGCTCTTTTTGCGGTGTTCCTCCGCCTCAGCCTCCAGCTGGGCCATGGCCAGTTTTTCAGCAGTCTCCTGCTCCAGCCGCATCAACTTCTCGGCCCGTTCAGCCTCTTTTTTGATCTGCTCCGCCTGCTGCAGGTAGGCGTTAACCTGTTCCTGCTGTTGGTCGGTCATCTCGTCACTCATCAGTTCCTTGGCTCGCGCCAGGATCTGGGAGGCCTCACGGTATTTTTCGTCCAGTTTCTTCTTGTCGTAAATTGTCATTTCAACCTCCGCGACCTGGTCTTTTGCATCTCCAGGTCAATCTCTAATAGTTTTAGTTTCTTCGCCACCTTCTCCCGTGTGAGTGCATCTGCATGCGGCTCGGCAAGGGCCGTTGTCTGGCTATTTTTCACAGCCGTGGTCGTCGTGGCCGGGTTCGCCCCCCAGGTCACCGGCGAGTATTCCCACAGGCGGATTTCCTTCAGTAAACAATAAGGATCATCATCTTCTTTGAAGTACTCATACTGCAGCAGGTCATAGCCGATCGACCACTCATCCATGGCACCGGCTTTGTACAGCGCATATGTCTCGCGCCCCAATTGCACATCCATCACAAACTGCGTGCGGGTGAACAAGCCCCCCGTCGCATCGGGATATTTTTCCAGCAGGGCCGGTGGCAGCATATCCCGGGGATGCTCCACGAGCATCAGCGGCACGCCGATCACACTTTCCCAGTTGTGCTGGTGCAGCACCCTGATCTTGCGCGCCCCCTGGGGGCCCCGCTCCTGGATGCTTTTGGTAAACGCCCCCAACTGGATCACATCCGGCGGTTCCCAAAGATCCCGGATCCCCATCACGCTTACATACGCCTCCACAATCCCGGTCTCCGCATCCATGCTTTGGGTAAAACTTGGAAAGATTTTCGTTTTCATATTTTTGTTATTCATAATTTCATTTATCCTTTCAACGATCAGCTTTCAGCAAAAACGGGCTGCATCACGCACCGGCAGTTCGGGTGCAGCGGCGGCCAGTACACATCGCCGTAGTCCATCACCAGGTGCTCGTCACCCACCTGCATTTCGCTGCCATTGGCAAACCAGGCCTCACCCATCGGGATCTGTTCGCCGTGCATCTCCCCACAAAACGGGCACAGCCGCTCATCCAGCGCCGCAAACCACTCGATGCGACTGATCCCGTTCTGCCGGTAGCCTTCCACCAATCCCGCATTCGAGCTGCGGATCGTCTCGCTCCGTGCGATCATCTCCGCCCGCAGGTCCGACCACCCGCCATATACGGCTTGCACTTCTTCGATCATCCGCACCACGGACCAGCCCTCATCATGGGCTGCCAGAAACAGCCGCCGGATCTCCTCCACGGTCGTCTCAGAGATGCGCTCTGCAAACACATACGCATGCTCTTTGATGTACGCAGTCACGGCCGGGTTATCAATATCCCAATCGATGCCCACCACATCAGTCCAGGCCGTCAGCTGGGCCTGCATCAGCCCCGTCATCAGCGGTGTGAAAGCCGCCGCCCATTTTTTCGCTGCCTCCACACCCAGGTACCCCAGGACCGCCTTCATAATCCCAAGATAATCGATCGCCTTGATCGATTTACCCTTCATCCCGTTGATCGTCCCCTCAATCGCCAGTTCCTCCGCCTCAAACAGCGCTGCGGCCGCCCGCTTGAATTGCCCTTCCCACCGCCGCGCAATCTGCTCAAACGCCTTCCAGTGGATTTCTCCAGCTTCGGCCTTCCGACCTCGGTCGCCGGTTTTCTCAGATAATGCAATGACTTCCCTACCCTCTTTCCGCTCTCCGCTGTCCGCTGTCATACCCTTCAGGCTCGCATCCCCCGCGCCGTCATCCACCGCCTCGCTCATCAACGGCCGATAGAGTACATCCCCCACGCCGATTGGCAGCGGGCCCAGCCCTACCTCTCGCCGCGCCTCATTCACCGTGATCCACCCGCCCATCACAGCCTGGTTGGCCCTTGAAAATCGGTTTGTGCGGTCCTCCTGCAGCGCCACCACATTGCTGTAATCTGCCACGATGATCATGTCCTCTTCCAGCTCATCGCTCATCGCCCGGGTCAGCGCCTCGGCCAGCTTAGTTGTAGTCGGGATGATGTTGTCTTCCCACAGCGCCCGCCTGGCCAGCGCATAGTTTGAGTAGGTGGCCGCGTCCAGACCAGCCTTCACCCCGATCAGCACCGGCGGCACCTTGAAAGCCGCACAGATCCGCGTTTCGCTGATCGCCCGCAGATCCGGGAACACCATCTTATCCATGCTCAGCCCGGTCTGCTGGTACTCCGCATCAGCGTCCAGCACCATCACCTTGTGCCAGTTCTGCTCACCCGCATACTGCTCCCCGATCCGGTTCTGGATCCGCCGCACCTCGGCATCATCCAGGATGTTTTTGCTTTTGATGATCCCGCTCGGCACCGCGCCGTTAGCGAAAAACTGTTTGATAAAGCTCGTCTGGCTGTTATCGTTATCCGCATCCGCAGCGGCCGCCATCAGGGGCGGATGGCCCCGCCCCAGCCCCCCATGCGGGTCATTCGGGTTGGGGTAGCGGATATGGATCACATTCTCAGGCAAAAAATAGAGCTTCTCGCCGTTCTGGGTGCTGTACGTGTATCCCAGCACGGCATTGTCCTCAAAAACCGCTTTCTGCGGGTCTACAACAGCCGACATCAAATCCGGCCTGGGCAGCCACATCGCCGTCGTCTGGCCGTTATCCCGCTCTCGCAGAATGTAGGCGTTCCCGTCCAGGTTCAGGTAGGTCAGCAACAGTTCCATAAAATCGTAGTGCGATTGGCTGGGGTTTGGGAAGTCCAGCAATCCCTGCACCGGGTGCGCCTCCTGGATCTCCGTCTGCCCCCGCACCAGCCGCTGATGCACCTGCAGCCGTGCGCTCGGCGCTGTCCGCGCGATTTCCCTCACAGCAGAGTACACCACCGCATTGCGCTTGTACCCCTCTTCACTATAGGTGCCGTAATCCACCAGCCGCGTCACCTCAACCCCGTTTGAGTTCACGGATGTGACCGCATATTTGCGCGGCTTGATCGCCTTGATCCACCGCGTCACCGTCTCCAAAAACGTGCGTTTCTCCCTCGCCATTAAAATACGCCGCTCCTTCCGCCCCGGGCCAGCTTGTTATAGGCACCTGCCGACGCATCCACCTGGTCGTCATGCACACCCTTCGGAAACATCATCAATTCTTCGATGTACTTCTGGTTCCACTCAGCCCGCAACAAGTGCACCATCCTGGCTTCGCACGCCGTCGCCAGCGCCATCGCCCGCACTTCCTTCGACTTATTCCCGGCCGGATCCGGGGAGATCGCCCTGCCGTCCAACTCCTTCACCGTGTTGACCGCCGCCTCTTTGCCAGACGCACCGGGCTCAACCTCGTGATATGTCTTTACCGTCGGACCGTCCCGCTCCAGGTCTGCATCGATCAGCCGTGCCATCTTCTTGTTGCGTCTGTACGAGCTCATCTGCTCACGCGCCACATGCTCAATGTAAAAGTGCTTATCAGAGGTCATCGCCATCAGCACGCCAGCCGAATAATCGCCGGACCCGTCCGTCCCGGCCTTATCCCAATAGCGCACACGGGCGATCACCTTGCCCGGGATCCGGTCCACCGTGTCCAGCCACTCGGGGCGGAACATGGCCCCCTCACGCTGGATCGGGCTCTGCTGGTACAGCGAACCCCAGTCATACACACCCACATTTGTCTTGATCCGCTTCAGATCCTCGCTGGAATACTTCTCAGGCCATAATGCCTCGCCGGGTTCGCGTCCCAGCGGGTCGTCCTTCTGCACCCATACCCCGTTCAAAAGCATATCCCTGAAATACCCCGGCCATGGGTCTTCCTCCCCGTCCTCGGTCTCCGGCTCCGAAGCAATCTCCCCTTTTCCGTCCCCCGTCCCCGGCTCCGGCTCCGAAGCTGGAGCGGCTTCAAGCCGCCCCAGCGAAGTGCCATGTTCAGGAGAACCTGGCCATATCGCCGGTAAATTCACCACCTGCCATTGGTCTGCCATTGGATCGCTCGCCATCTGCTGCAATAACCGCCCGGCCAGGTCATCCGGGTGCCATCGGGTCATGATCAGCACCACCGCACCGCCGTCCTCCAGGCGGGTATACGCGGTCGATGTCCACCAGTCCCACACCCGGTCCCGTTGGGCGCGGCTCTCAGCCTCCTCACGGCCGCGCAGGGGGTCATCCACCACCATCAGATGCGCGCCTGTGCCCGTGATGCCGCCGCCCACACCTGCGGCCACCACACCGCCTCTGTGGGGGGAGGCCAGGTCCCAGGCCGTCACCGATCGGCTGTCGGCCGACAGATCAACAGGTGCATCCACCGAGGATCTCTGGCCGAAAATCGCACCATAGCGCGCATCCATCACCAGGTCACGCGCCCCGCGGCTGTTGGCATTCGCCCGGTCGCCGTTGTAACTGGTCAGGATGATCCGTGTATCAGGCATCAGCCCCAACAGCCATGCCGGGAACTGCCGGGAACACTGCTCCGTTTTCCCGTGCCTGGGCGGCATCGTGATCATCAGCCGCCCGATCCCTTCCTTGCCTCGCGTGCGGATGTGTCTGGCCACCGCCTCCAGGTACAGCCCCACCAGCCGGTGATGGCGGTACCCGTGGTACCACGGGCTCACATACTCCGAAAAATCCACCAGGTGACGCCGCGCCAGGGCTCGCTTGGCCAGCTCCGCCTGGGCGGCCACAGGATCAATCGCCGTCAGCATCTCAACCACGAGAAGTACCTCTCTCGTGCCCAGTGGGGGGGGTCAGCGGCGATAGGCTATGTGTGGGAGATTCGTCCTCCGTCTCCGGTTCCCCGTCTTTTTCACTTTCACCTTTCATCCTCTCCGTCAACCGCCGCAGTTCCTCATCGCTCAATTCGCTCAAATCATCATCCGACAATTTCTTCTTCCCCAGGTCCACCTGCGACCGGGGCACATAATCGCCGATCATCTCGAAAAATAGCTTTCGGTCAGCATGCCCCTTGTAATCCGGGTCGCTCGCCACCGCAATCAACGCCTCGATCACATCCCGCCGGTGCGCATACAGCGGCGCCGTCTGCATCACCGAGATGATCTCGTCGATCGCTGCGTTTTTCTTTCGCCAGGTGTAGATCACCCGCGGCGACTTCAACCCCAGCACCTCCGTCGCCAGATCCGTCACCGTCTTGGGCCAGCGATTTGCCTTCGGACTGCTTTCCCACGCGATGTACGCCGCCACCCGCCACGAAAAGCCAAACTCTTTTAACCGCAAATAATCCGCAAACCACCCGGCTTCTCTCTTCTCCCCTTCAGGGGAGAGGCTGGGCGTGGTGCCAGGGTTCTGTGCAGCCTCCAGTGCCTGCATTGCCGCCAGGCTCATCCGCTGCACCTCCTCGCGGCTCAAACCTGCCTCCTCTTCCGGTTCTGGCAGGTCAAGTCCCAGCGCAAGCTGCTCTAATGCATCATAGTCACTTTGCGTGATCGTCAATACGCACCTCCTCCCCGCTTAGGGAGAGGTCGGGTAGGGGCTGTTCAAAAACGCCGCCAGCTTACGCTCAAGCTCGCTCACCCGTTCTTTCAGCTGTTTATTTTCGCTTTCCAGCGCCTCGATCTCGCGATCCTTTTCTGCCAGCTCAGAGCGCAGGCTTCGTATCTCATCTCGCATGGTTTCGGCCTCGATGTTCTTCTCCCTGATCTCAATTTCCAAACGTTTGATCAACCCCTCTAACCGGCCGATCTCACAGATAAAACCTGCGTTTTCTGCTTTTACCTCGGTCAGCTGGCTCTGGATTCCTTGCATTTGTAAGTTTGACTGCTCTACCAGAGATCCGGCGGTCTCAGCAAAAATTTTTGAGATGTCCGCATTGGACCGCTTCCGGTTCGCCACCACGTTAACCACCGTCGTGAGTAGGCTCCCCGTCAGCAACATCCCCACAAGCTGCAACCAGATCGGCATCGCCTAAAAGGGCCCGTCAGAATGCGATTTGCCGATCACAGGTACGCCGCCGGTCGAGAGCACTTGGTGCGTTCCCTTGCTGACCCAGTTCTGCATCACATAACCAAATATCAGGGTCAGGATCTCTGCGATTTGTGCCAGGTGAGCATCAATCTCGCCCACCTCGAAACCCGGCTCAAAAATGCTCAGCGCAAACAGCGTGATCAGACCGGCCAGGTTCAACCCGGCTGCCCAGGTCCCTGCTGTGCCGTCCTTAACCACACCGAAGCCTTTCAGCACGTTGATCAGGATCGCCACCAGCGCGGCAAACCCGCCCAGGGCCATCAGCTGATTCACTAAACCCAAAAAATCATCCATTGTGTCACCTTTTACCTTTCATCTTTCAACCTTCAGATTAAACACAAAACGCCCCGTCACCGGGGTGCTGGGGGAATTTAGAAGGGCAACCACCACCGGTGACAGGGCGCTCATCTCCTGTCATGGCCCGAACTGCATCGGACCTGCACTCTTAGTTTAATATCTCCCGTACCTCGCCGTCAATCGACAGCCCGTTCGAACTGAAGAGGCCCCAAGCCTCCTCAATGAAGTGCCGACCTCATGGGAGGTCGGCCAATAACCCACTCCCCGTCCCCCGTCCAATTAACCCACAAGACCCCCGTGCTGCTCGGGGGTCTTGCGTCCACACTTAAGGAGTAAAGAAGGAGGAAAATCAGTCGTGCCTGACATCCTTACCTTACAACACCCCGGCCGATCTGTCAATCGACAGCCCGTTCGAGCGGATGAGGCCTCAAGCCCCCTCACTGATGTGCCGGATCCCGACCACCACCGGCATCCACTCCCCGATTGTCTGCGTCGCCAGCGCTGTCTCCTCCCCTGCCAGCTGCCACAGCAAAAAAGCCGCATCTGCAGCCTCCGCCAACGCACGCACCTCCCCATCCTCATGCGACTTCAACCGTGCCATGGCCGTCTCGAACGCCGCCGCAGATACAGCTTTGATATGTGCTTCGGGGTATCTGTCCATCCTCACTCCCTTATAGTTTAGAACTTCCGTTCTATTATAACCCCTTTTATCCCCCATTTCAATACCAACCTGATTTTGCCCGTTCATTTTGCTTGCTCCTTTTCACTGGTAACAAAAGTCCGCAGTGGGCTTACAAGCCGTCGGAGCAAGCAACCCAGAGCGGTACTTTTGGCCACACTGCGGACCTTTGTCTGCAATTGATTAGATTGTAGAACGGCTCTTAACTAAAAAGTCCGCTCACGTTGGGTGCTTGCTCAACTACCTTCATTATATCACAATGCCGCCTGCTAATCAATTCCCCTGGCCGCCACTTTGCCAAGCAATCGCCTCAGCGCCGCCTCCCCGGGTACCCAGGTCCGCATTGCATTGCACGCACTGCAGCGGATATCAAATACCGTCCCCTCCACCACCCCCATCACCTCCGGTGGATCCGGCTCTTCCTCCGTCATATCCAGTGCCTGCCGGTATACCAGCAGTTGCGTGATCCCCTGGCCGTTCCGCCGCACCAGCCCCATCACATGCCCGTTCTCACACGCCCAGATTCGCATCTCGTTCATAGTAGTTCACCTTTCAGGATCAGCGTTTACCTTCCCCTCCCTCGCCGAAGGCTGGGGTGAGGGGTCAGGGGTGAGGGTTGTCTCCCCTCCCAGTTCCCCATACACCCTCTTGTCTCCGCGCGCCGCCGCCGCGCACAGGCTCAACACGACCATTGTCACAAACATCCCACTGAACAAACCCACCACAAAACCTGTCCAGAACATCATCACCTCCGATACACAAACGGGAAATCAATCCTGCACGGCTCAACCTGCGGCAGGGCGGGCCTGCCAAACACCTGGTAGATAAACACGCCCGCAATGCCGAGCAGGATGCCAGCCAATAGCCAGGGTATGCGGTGCATCACGCCTCACTTTCTTCCCGCTTTTCTTTTTATGAATAGGGACTTAGAACCTTCCACCCGTCGAGAATGGCTTTACCAATACTACGGATGTATGCCTCCTTTGCCCTCTTTTTTGTCAAATATCTTTTTAGTTCGCTACGCCGCTTCTTAACATTATCCCAACGTGTGGTTCTGATCTCTCGATCTTCTAATTTAATGGTCATTTTGGCCGCATAGTCACAATATTTTGCAACACTATAAAACACAATTTCTTCCATCAATCGTCTCCTTCCCATCCCAACTCATAAATTAAATCTTTCAGCGTCGTAATCGGGCACCAGGATGGGCGATTTGGCTGAGTATCCCAAGCGGGGGGGGTTATTTCATCCAGTTTTACAGGTCTGCCTGCCGCGATACAATATCCTGACTTTCTCCAAAACACACAGTCTCTACACCCTTCTTCTGGAATTTCTTCCACTATCACCAGTGTAACCTTCATGGTTTCTCTCTTTTCGGCATTTGCTTTTTCAAATAACGCCTTATCTTTTCCCATCTCCGGGGGTGGTCCGTAAAGTAAATCGTATGGATGGCTCATCACTCCTCACTTTCTAAAACAACTTTTCTAAATTTATGTCTTTTGGCCAAACCTCATAAATATAATTTTTATATTTTTCATAACGCTTATACTCAGAGATAATATTTGACGCCTCTACCTCTGAGTAACAAACTTCAACCTCTAAGTCATCCCAACGCTCATTGTTGGGCTTAATAATTATTAGATAAATCGTTCTAATCATCACTCCTCACCCTCTACTACAAATGATGCGATAACTCGATATGTCTTAATGTCTGCCTGGATTAGAGGAACACCAAATATGGTCATAATGGTCGTATAGGTATTTGTTTCTTTGGTGTGCGAATATCTGTTTTTCGCTGTCTCCTTCAAGAGGTCAATTAAAATTTCAGACGCCTCAACCCTGAGCTCGGCACCGGGATAGATTGCATGTGCTTTTACCAGGGTTTTTTCAATTTTACTAAACCACTTCATCACTCCTCACTTTCTAATTCGTCAAGAATTGCATCTCCCCTGGCAAACTGATCCAGCAGGCGCGCTACCTCCATCAGCTTTCGCCTGGCCAGCGCTATGTTCGGATGGTGCTTTTCCACACCGCGAAACAAAATATTGTCATAGCAGATCCTCACCACATGGTCCTTCAACATCTGCGCCTGGTATTGTTCCTCTGGCATATTACGCTCCTCTCAAACCCTGATCCCCACACCCACCCCGCGCTTCGGCATCCAGCCTGCGCACACCAGCTTGATCCGGTGTTCATCGACCTCCACTACCTTGCCATCATGCCCGGCCATATCCTCGCCCACCCAGGCTGTATCTGGCCATCGGTCATACAGCGCATAGTGGTACCAGGCCGCACTCCCGATGGCCTGGCTTACCCGGTCCTCTTTTCGGAATAGCACCCACATCACCACCGTCTGGTTCTGGGGGCCTTCACCAGGCGGCAAATCGGGATATTTCACCGGGGCCCCCCGCAGCGGCCATAAGATTTTGCCATGCTCGATCCCCGCCTCCACATACCGCTGCGTGATCACCGCATCCGCGCTCTCCCATGGGATCGCCACCAGCCGCTGATCCCACGCCTTTTGAAATCGCCTCGCATCGCCGCATAAAAAGTGCACCCGCCGCCATCCGCCAGTCGTCAACATGTCCTCCACCACCACGACCCCGTCATCGTTTTCAGCCATATCACTCCCCTGTCCGGGCCCTCCTCCCCACGCTTCTATGGGTGAAGTTAGGTGGGGGGTCCCACCTACCCCCAGCCACCTCGATCACCCGGCTGTTGCCAACACTCTGCGGCCGCTCGATCAACCCGTCCTGCTCCAGCTTCTCCAGGTGATATGCCACCATGCTCGTCGAGCTCAACCCGGTTGCCGCCATCATCTCCCGGTATGTCGGGCTGTTCCCGTCATGGTCCTGCTTGTAGGCTACGATAAACGCCATCAGCTTTTCCCGTGATTCACACATAATCCCTCGCTTTATCTTCTTCCCCTCTCCCCTTCAGGGGAGAGGCTGGGTGAGGGGTCCCTGACCAGTACCCTCTATCCCGTTTCTCCAGCGGCACCCATGGAACCCCCAGCGCCGCAAACACGTCCGCCTCCTCGGGTGTATCCAGCGGAGCAGATTTTCCCCACTCCCATATCCGGCAGTCTTTCACAAACCGGTATGGCAGCCTCGCCCCGCCTTCAGTCCGCGGGCTCACCAGCCACTTTGAAAAATCTGCCGACCCCGTCCGCAGGGTAAAGGTCACGCCCCACCGCTCGGGCGTTGTCAGAAACAGATCCACCTGGTAACCCTCGAACATCAGCTCTTTCATCCGTTCACCTGACCGCATCTGCCGATAAATATCAGGATATTTATCCAAATGGTCATCCAGCCAGGTACCCTCGATCTGCACCTGACCGAACAATCCCTCGATCGCGCGCTGCTTCGGGACCGCCACCAGCTCGATATCTCCCACCGTCTCGCACCGCCTTCTCAGGCTCCCGGCGATCTCAATCCGTTCGCAGAACGGCCCCAGACGAGCTCGCAACTTCTCCGCCGTCGCCAATGCCTCCACATACCTATGCCTGCCCTTCATCCCGCCACCTCCGTTCCCTGGCCTCCTGGCATCTCACTCACCGAGATGATCTTATTCACCCCGCACCTGATCCGCCAGGCGGGCTTCCACAACCGCTCGAAGCCGTAGGCTCCCCCAAAGGCCACCCCAAACGACTCTTTGTCGGTGAAGCCCTCGCATTCCAGCTCGTCCTCGTCAATCCGGCCGGGCTCATGGGTCACACTGATGTTCAGCACCACCACCTCGTCACCTTCAGGTGTATATCGGATGATTTGCCCCACCCAATAGAGCGGCTTCCCGTCCCGGAAGATCCGCGTGATGTAACCCCTGCTGTTATATTCCAGCCGATCCCCCTTCTGGACCGGGTCCTTCTGCACAGACGCCGCACCAGCCTTCAGCCGTTCAAGTCCTGCATAGTTTTCCAATCTGTCCTTTTTCATGCCATCCTCCGTCTTTTGGCCCTCTTCTTCAGGTCTTTGATCTCCGCTTCTATCCTCAAATAGTCATTTCGCCTTTCCTTTGACTGTTCAAAATAATTCAGCGCTTTTTCAACCTTCACAAGAGGATTTTCTTCTTCCACAACCTGCCTTAACTCAGCCTTGTCCTGGATCCTGATCTTTCGCAGTCTTTCTCTTAGAATGCGCATTCTTTCATACGGGTTCATGTTACCCTCCCCATCACGCGTCGTACTTGCATTCAAAAAGACTCTGCACATCCATGATCCGCTTCCACTTCTTCCGTGCCTCCTGCTCCTGTAGGCTCGGGCAGGCACTGGACCAGTTGCACTTAGGTTCCAACTCATCCAGAGCAGCCAGCCGCAGTTCCGCCGCCGCCATATCCCGCCGGTACTCTTCCATCGACACGCCGTCGGGCAGCGAGATCAATACGGGACCTTCCTCGCTTCGTTTGCTCAGGTCCAGGAACCTTTCCAGGCTCATCAACACCACGTCCACATCCTCTCCCATCAACTCTTTCGGCAAAACAACTGTGATTTTCATATCCTAATCTCCTTCAGTCAGTGTATGAGTGTATATTCGCGGTTTCTGAGTGTAGTTTCTTCACTCAAAAACCGCACGTTTTGGCCAACGGCCAAAAGCACCAGGATCATCCATAAACCCTCCATTGCAAAAATCGCTCGTGATCGCTTAGTAATATTCAATAAACAACATATATACATATAAAATTGATTAATTAACCCGTTTTTTATCCTTGATCCCATGCTCCCAGAAGGGGTCTCGTGTAGGAGTGTATATTGTGTATATTTTTCGGGGTTGTGTAGAATAATTTGTTTTGTAAGATTCGGGCTCACAAAATACAAAACAAATTTATTCTTGCTCTCTGGGGCGTAAAAAAACTTCATAATATACACTCCTACACTAAAACTACACTAAAACGGGATCCGGTCCTGTTTTTCGGCGGTCGTTTTGCCCTTTTCGATGGTTTCTTTGATCAAATCCACATTCACGCCATACCGTTTGGCCAGGCCTTGCAGGCGGATCTCGTTCTCGTCGAAGTAGTAGGCGATCCCGGTGTTCTTCCGTCCGCCGGGGATCAGGCCCAGGTCGTTCTTCATGTAGCGGCCCACGCCTGGGCTGGTCAGCCGTTTCTTCCTGCGGGTAAATTGCCCTTCCTCATCATCCTCATCCTGCGTGTTCTCCCGGTCGATCAGCTCATTGGCGATCTTAGCCACATCGCCCGGGTGCGTGTACCGCCGCCCGTCCTGGTCTACCTGGGTGTGGTCCTTTTGCAGATCCGCATACAGCCAGATCTTCCACATCGCCTCCACCACCTTGGCATACACCGTCATCGACCGGCCCAGGATGATGTCCTGGTTATAAGCTCTCAGCAGGTTGCGTATCTCTGTCTTGAGCGCATCATCGCCCTTGGCCAGCCGCAGCAGCGAAGTCGTTACCTGGTTCAACCGGCTTGAGATCTCCAGGTCAATATCATCCTCGTCAATCTCGATCTCCGGCTCCCAGTTGGTCAGACGCCATCTCAGGCACATGTTGCGGATCTCCCTGGCATAGGTGCGCATCTCGCTGTTCATCGTCAGCTTGACCCCCGCCTCCTTCAGCTCGATCGGCTCCCTGGGGATCAGTTTCATGGTCAGAGAGCGCGTCGCCACCGCGTCGTCCTTGAACTCCTTCCGCATCGCAATCAGCTTAGGACAGTAAGTGTTGAACGGCTGCACAATAAAGATCCTGTCACCGTTGCGATCCTTGCTCTCCACCGTCCGGCTGATCGGGTTGCCCTTCATCGCACCCAGGTTCAGGAATTTAACGATGTCATTGGCCATATCGCCCCCATCGTGCAGATCCGCCTCATCGATAAACACCGTCCCCCTGTACATTTCCGTCGCCCTGAAGAATGTGCTGGCCGTGTTCGCCCCGCTGGCCGTCATCATTCGGTAGCATACATGTCCCACGCGCCGCATCATCTCGCTTTTGCCGCTGCCAGCCTCGCCCATCGCTCGCAGGTAGGGCAGGGCGTTGAAGGCGTCGTAGATCCATGTCAGCAGCACATAATAAGCCACCAGCTTGGGCCATACCGCATCCGGCCACAGGTACACCGAGCGGATATACGCCTCGATGATTGCCACCAGCTCCCGGGTGCTCTTCACCGGCCCCAGCTTTGACGGGAACAGCACTACTTCCTGGCGCACAAACGCGTTCGGTTCACTGGGGTAATACCGCACCCCGTCGATGTCCACAAACGGCCTTTCGCCGATCTCCCCGTCAGGATTGCGGTATGCCAGCCTGGCCTGGTCATGCTCCGGGTCGTAAAGGTACTCGATCAGCCATCCGTTGATGATCCCGCCCAGTGTCTCGCCTTCCACCAGGGTTTTCAGGTCCCGCTGTTCAGCCGTTTGGCGCACCGATTTGAGGATGTTCTGAAAATCTCTTACCCCCATATTCAATGCTTTGGATAAGGTCGTCCGGTACTGGGCAATCACCACATCATCCATCCGGGCCACCAGTTCCATGGCTGTTCGTATAGCCTCTTCGCCATGCGCACCCGTCATTTGCCCGGCCTGGACACACACCATCTCCACCCAGGTCTCAGCAGTCGCCAGCTTATTGCGCACACGGTCCTTTTGCGATTCCTGATCAACATCAGCAGCAGCCAGGCTCTTCAGCCAGTCATTCGCATCCCGGTCGCCCTCCCGGCTGAGCTCGTCCCCCCAGCTCACGATCCGGATCAGCGGATCGTTGATCTTCGCCAGGTTCTTCCGCGCTGAGGTTTCCCCAGCCTTGTCCGAATCCATGGCCAGGTACAATGCCTTGTTTTTGCTCAGTTTCCTGATCAGATCATCATTGATCGAGGTACCGGCCAGCGCCACCGCCGGGATGCCCCACTGCGCCAGGGTGACCGCACAGGCTTGCCCCTCTACGATCACACACTCAAACGCCTCCGGGGACCACTCTGTGTTGAAATAAGGTTGCCTGGACCCTGCCAGAGCGTCCGGGATGTTGTAATGTCGCTTTTCATGCACGCCCCGTCCCGAGAAGTACGTCACCTGGCCATACTGCAAATGGGGATAGATCAGCATATCCTGGCCAATCAAACCGGGGATTTGCCCCCTCTGGACCCACTTCTCACGCAATGTGACCCCGTGACGTTCCCCCCATTCAAGCACGCCGTCTCCCCGCCTGCCCGTGACCGCAACAGCAGCAGGGGTGTCCAATTGCACTCCTTCATAAGACAGCTCGTTGGTCATTTCAGCGGTCAATTCACTTATATATCCAAATTGGCCTGTATAGCCCAGCCTGGCTTGCACGATAGTTTCATCAGTCCACCCCCTGCCCCTTGCATACGCCAATGCCTCTGCGTCCTTCATCAGCCACCTGTGAAACACCCTGGCGGCCACTGTAAACGCATCTTGCCGGGCCCGTGTCATCATGCGGGTCTTCATATCCTGGTGGGCCCAATCCGGATCAGGCAGGCCCGCCATCCTACACAGTATTTCAACGGCACCCTTGAAATCTGCATTTTTCCGCTTCATCACCCAGGTGAAAATGTCACCGTGCTCATCCGAGCTATTCCAGTGATATGCCTGGGTGCGCAGGTCCACAACCAGGCTGTTGTGTTGGCTGTCTCTCCGGTACCTCCCCGTACCTTCGAGGTGGTAACCTTCAGTCTCAATGACTGTGTCGATGCTCAGTTTGCTCTTCAGTTCCTCAACAATATCCATACTTTTCCTTGACACCACCTGAGATTTCTCGAGGCCCTTACTTACACGGCCGAAACTTTTTCACGATAAAAACAGGCCGCCCCCACCCGGAGATCGGCCGAAACAGGCCCCATGGCAGTTCCGATAATAACCCGTTAGCGGAACAGGACACCGCACGCCCCCTTTTCTCCATAGGAAGCTGTCCATGCGCCCCATGGCAATGTAATCGTGAAGTTTCGGAATTACTCTGCTACTGAACATAAACCTTATTTACCGCCGAACACATGGGGATTGCTTGACTTGATAAGCCCTTGGGTATGGGTTAGAAGTTGCTTGACATTATCGATATCTTCCAGGGCAGGATTCAACATGCCACGCTGACCGATGTACTCAATCGCAGAACCGACACGATAGGTCACCAGGTCAAGCAGGTTGAGAGCCGACCCCAGGCATGCCAGCTGCCCCTCCAGGTCCTCTCGCATAACTTCAATCTCTTTTATTGGCCTGCCCACGCAGCAGCCTCCCCTCCTCCTCAGCGATCTCTGCCCTGCCATGGGCATCGATCGTGCCATCCAACGCATGCAATAGCACCACTGTCAGGCCGCCACAAATCACCACTGCCCAGGTCAGGACCAGGTTGGCCCAGTCAGCCTGGACCACCCAAAGCACCGACAAGGGAGCAACCAACGCCAACACCCCGACTACATACCTGGCCAGCACAGGCAGATCATTGCGCAGCAATCCTCGCCAGGGGAAATAATGCAGCAGGGCCAACAATAAACAGCTAAACAGTACGACCAATACTGACACCAGCATCAAATCCTCACTTATATCTGTCGACTATCTGGTCCATCGGGACCCAAACACATAACCCGGGCAAACCTGCTCAGTCCGCCCGGGAAAACCTCAAATCGAGAGCATCTGGCAGACCTTGCCCCAGCTCTCATCCGTGCGACCTCCCACCTTGAATAGGTAACGAGAGGTTGTGCGCAGGTCGCTGTGTCCTAAAAACGAGCTAATCAAACGCACATCATCCCCGGCCTCAGCTCGCAGCATAGCCGCCGTGTGCCGCAGGTCATGGACCCGTACGAGTTGGGGATCCAGCCCAGCCAAGCGGGCATACTTTTTGACCAGGTCCCGCACATAACGGGCTGAAAGCGGCCGATCCGGGTCATGATCCACACCAGGAAACCGGCTGGCATGGTCGCAGATGGCTGTAAAGATGTAATCCGCAGACTGCATATCGGCCAGGCGACCTGAAGCAGTCAACCAATCGGTGATGGCATGATAGACAGTAGCAGGCATCTCATACTGTCCACTCGTACACCCCTTGCCCTGCCAGCGGTACCAGATCCGGCCATTGCGCTCCTCTATGTCACCCCAGCGCAGGTTGCGGATCTCGCTGTTGCGCCGACCGGTGACGATATAGGCCAGGATCAGAGCAAAATCCCGTTTGCCCTGGACAGATCTCCGGTCGATCGCATCCAACAGCGCCCTGGCTCCCTCCACGCTCAGCGGGTGGGCTTTGCCGTAGGCCTGGACCTTGGGGCGGCTGACCGCTTTGGCCGGGTTATAGTGATGCAAGGGCCTTTCTATGCCATCCACAAAATCCATGTAATTGAGCCGGGCAAACGAAAAGAAACTGGAGATCGCCGCCAGCCGCTGCTGAACCGTGCTCTCAGAGTAGGCCTGGTGCAGGCTCGCTGCCCAGGCTTCGATGTCGGCCGACCCCATCTCCCAGGGCATCTTACCGGTGTACTCGATCAGCGCTGCCCAGGCAGCATTGTAAGCCCGGCGGGTGTTGGCAGCCTTACTGCTCAGCCACAGACCAAAAGCATGGGACCACTTCTGATTCACAGAACCTTCACTCAGATCAAGAGCCATGCGGTCTATCGTTGTCAAGTCCATTTGATGATCCATCCTCTACTCCTTTTCAAAAACACCCACGGATGCGAATTTTGTGTTACTCTGTTGATGCCCACACAGATGGTCGCAGCACTTGCAGGCACTCGATCGCAAAGTCGTTACGCCAATCACCATAAGCCATCAAAACAGCGATCATGAACATATAATCAGGCGTCTGAGCGCCTCGCTCCCAGTTTGAGATGGCCTGTCTTGTCAAACTCACACCAGGTAATCTGACACAGAGCTCCTCAGCGAAGGCATCCTGAGAAAGATTTTGCTGATTTCGATATTTCCTGACCACTTGATCAATCATTAGAGTTTCATCTATCTATATTAAAGTTGCTTGATAAGTAACAGTATAACAGAGAGTGTATCAAATGTCAATGGTGATTTACATAAAAAACACAAGTTGCTATAATGAATCTATGGAATTATCAGAATGGATCCGGAAAAAATATATTGACTGGCTCGCAAGCGTAGGGGAAATCAGGACGCAGCGAGAGTTTGCGGAGTACATTGGGATCGATAAAGTCTCAATGAGCCGATACCTGAACAATAAAATCAAGACGCCTGACACTGAAACAGTTGAAAAATTTGCTGCCAAACTTGGACCCGAGGTCTATGACGTACTGGGTCTGGCTCGTCCGGATCCGCAGCTGCAGGCGCTGACTGCTGTCTGGCACGAGCTGGATGACGAGATTAAACAAACGATCCTCGACCAAGCGCTCGGAAAGGAAGAGAAATGAAGACTGTCACAAGTATCCTGATATTGACGGTTTTTTTGCTCGCAGGCTGCCAAAACAGCTACTGCCCGGCTGATAGCGCCCAGGCAGCGCTGGATGAGATCCAAATTTTGGCCGAACGGTGGGATGACGCCATGGCTGTGGCCCAATCGACCAGCCGGATGGCCCTGGCAGGCCCTATCTCGGATCTGCAGGCCATCAAACGGGATACTGGTGCCCTGGGTGTGCCCGAGTGCCTTGAGCCTGCCAAAACAACACTCGTAAAGAGCATGGATTACGGGATCGATGGGATGATATCGTTTATGGGCCAGGATTACGACTCGATCATCGAATTCAAATTTGACTTATACGATCGCAACCTCAATCAGTTTATCAGGGAAGTTGCCGATATCCGGTCCTGCCTCCCGAAATGCAAAGCCCCGTAACCCCCGTACGCACGGATTGATAACCGCCGTGCGCACGGATTGAAATACCGGCAACCTCACGGAATAACCATATCACCTGCCCGTGAGAACGCCGGTTCGTTTTTTGGATGTGACGGTTCACATCCGTGAGGTCGTGAGTTCGAGTCTCTCCGCGCCCACTTTGTATTTAAATGGACGAAACAAGTTTCACATCCGTCCCCTCCGGCGTCTACTTCGTATCGACGGACGGCTCCGGCAGGAGATCACTACTAAGCGATAAACCATGTTAAAGTACTCTTGTCGTCCTACCTTTTGAATAAGGCTGTCCAAGGCACAAACGAAAACGAAAGTTGAACACTTATAATCCAATAACGAAGCGAATGCATTAAACACTTTGGCAATTTCAACTGGCATTCTTACGTTGTAACGAGCAATTCTTTCATTCATTTTTACCTTTTCAATAAAGCATAACCATATTACGTAGTAAAGAAAATTCCGAGTCTTCTTGTAAAAAAAATAAAGCCAAAATAAAGCTAAACTTGAATACAATTATAAGTATATGAGGGTGTTGAACAATTCCAATAAAAATAAACGTTGAACCATAACAGCCGGAAATTGA